CCAGCGTTCGACGGAGTCGGTGGTGGTAGATAGGTAAATACTGGACAATTTAAAAAGAAGACAAAATCGAAGTCGGGTCCAGTGCCGACATACGTGTCGATGAGGAGATTACTATCATTAGTGGCAGGTATTGCTCCTCTTTTCACAGTTAATTCAAACCAATCACGATTTTTCTCGTCTTGAGTGGAATCACTCAGGTCGTAGTGTTTTGGTAAGTTGTTCACTTGGAACTTGAATCTACTGTAGTACGGTAAATTTACAGATACACCCGATTGCGTGTACTGGTTGGTCAGTGCCATCCCTTGAGCACCTTGTCGCTCTAACCCAGTGCGACAGTTATGATCATTCATTAAGACACTCGTTGACAACGTGCCTGGTATCACAACCGTCACCTGCTTATTGTTGCTAGGTTCAAAATTGCGACACACCCCTATGCTCGTGACAGGAACGGTGTTCAAACCGTTCGTGTTCAGCACGTTGAAGGTCCAGTTCGTACTACCTTTTGTTCCAATAAAACATGCTTGAAGCCACGTGATGGGGTGGACTCTAACATAGTTGAAACCAAAGGTTGAACCCGTATCAACGGTACCGCTTGCTACTTCGCTGCCTTTAGTAGTATAACCATATGGTCTTGGTGTTCTCTGAAAAGGGAAGGTGACGATCAGGAAGTTCCCACTCCACGTTGCATTTCGTGGAATCACTTGAGTACAAGTCTTGCTTTGACGATGTAATAATTCACGCAATGAGGTGATTTTCTCGCCAAAGATTTCACTATACATCATGGGATCGCTCTGCGATGGGTCACCAAGGCAGTATTCCGTTTTGGATTGTAGCACCATGTTGGTTTTGTTCCTAATATCGGCAGGGCTTGCGAACTCAATGTTCTCAGCTGCTCTTACAAACACCAACACATCTACGTCGGAAGACGCTTCTGGTGCTGTTAGCCTGTTAACAACTCTTAGTTGAATAGTGCCATTCGTCGTTCCATTGGCTGCCGTGAGGGTTGGTGATGGGCCATTACTCCACCACGGACCGTCAACCGTCGTAGAACCATCACGCAATCGTGTCATTGCCAGCTGTTGCATGTATGGAACACGAACTTCAACAGTATCTGTCTCATCGAGATCGAAAATGATATTCTGAACTCGTGGATTACCATATCCTGGCATATTGGCCATGTTACTCTCTAATGGATCCCACGAGATACTCAAACGTCCTCGATGGAATTGCGTCTTTATAACCTTGAAGCGAAAGATAAGATCACCACGCCAAAAGTTGAAAAGGAAAGAAACGTATGCCATTGGTACACACGATACATGTGGGTTCGCACCAGCTGACTTCTCATACAGCTGTGGTGTAACATGTGATGTGAACAGGACGGAATCTTCAGATGTTGTCGTGGTCCACAAAGATCCACACAGAAAACTTTCTTTCTGACAAAAGTTGCTGATCACAAGCTGGTCAGCCATAGGATCCCCGGCATAGCTACTATCTACAGCAATTTCTTGCTTGGGCTGCAGACTGAGCTTGTTAATAGGCTCGGAAATCTCACTTGAGGCTAACGTATGGAAACTTAGTGGTTTCATAGGCTCTACATCCTTAATATTTGGAACGTTAGTAAATCCAAACAAGGATGCAACATCTCCAACTGCTCCTGCGACCATTTCGGTTGCCTTGGCGAATGGCCCTATAACAGGAATTGAGGTCATACGCTTGGCAACGCGAGCCACTGTTGATGCTGGTCCTGACACTTGACCATTACCAACGTACTCTTTCTTGCTCTGGAGCACGGCTCGCGATGTCAGTCCCGTTAGTTCCACATCAGTAGCCCACGCATACGTGACTATATTCACACCTGCTGTAGTGACACCATTTGCTGATCGTAGAGCTGCGAATTGTGTGAAATCAAGTTCACCCATATCATCAAACTCCGATAAAGAACAAGCGTTAAGAAAGTGCCTGTTAAACAAGAATGGTAACTCCATAATCGCGGTGGAAGTGGTCTGGGGATCAAGCCACACATGCGGTTTTTGCGAGGTCAATATTTGATAGCCTGGTGAATAACCATAGGCCGCTCCAGTGGTATCCTGGATGTAACCTATCATCGGCGTGTAAAACGCGCCAATGCTGCCATAGTAAAACTGACTCGCATTGATGGTAAACTTAAGATGCAACTTGCACCTAATATATCCAAAACCTTCAAGTTTATTCCGGATACTAGGATTGTTGAAAAACAAAGTCCAAGGACGCATCGTTGAGATATCACCGATCGGCGCATTCTCTGTCCAAACAAAAGTGTGGATTTTCGTCGGTCGAGATAGATAATCTGAAAGATGTGAACTCGTTATGAGACTAGTTGCTGTGCCATCATGAGGGGTTCCCAAGTATAGGCTTTCAGCAGTGGACTCATTAATGAATTGTGTTTGTTGACTGTTGCTGCTTTCTGAGCCCTCAGTCGTAGGAATCTCAGATTGTATCGCATTCATTTGTTCATTTGTTTTGCTAAGTCTGTAATTTTCGAGCGTGCAGGCCAACTTAACCCTACTCGCCTTACAATTTCTTTTCGTATCCAGCTCCATACTCCCATAAATATGGGTTTCGGGGAACGCCCTAGCAAGAGAAATTTCAGAGTCCATTCTCACTGATGTTTGTGAAATTGAATGTACATCGATGCAGTAAC